TATTTGAATCTGCCAATTACAGTGAGTTCGTTAAAGTTGCAAAAGAAACCTCCATTTCTCTTAATGTTGTAGAAGATAATTCTTGGGCAAATTTAAAAATTGAAGAAGGTGATGGTGGAGACACAGTATCATCTAAACGCTGGATTACTAATGGCGTTAAAGATAAATATCACCCAATAGATGAAGAATTACCAAATGGGTGGAGTTTTGGAAGATCTAATTGTATGTTCAATCAAAAAGAATTTCAGCAGAATATGAGTAAACGAAGTCATGATGTTCAAACATATGAAATACGAAAATTAGCTGCAGCAAAAGCCGCTGAAACAAAAAAGTTAAATAATACATTTCCTGATATATCTGGAGATAAAAACCCAACCAAACTTGAGTCTGTTAAAAAGAAATTAAAAATTGCTATTGAAAACCGACCATACATAAAATGCCCAAATTGTAATAAGGAAGGTAGGCATTCTCCAGGAATGTTCAGATTCCACTTTGATAACTGTAAATATGACAACAATAAAAATTGAAAAAATTGATGAAGTTCATATAAGATTTTTCTGTGATGATGTAGGAGTTGAAGCTGAAATAGTAGATTTTTTTTCATACGAGTATCCAGGTGCTAGATTCACACCAAAATACCGAGCCAAACTCTGGGATGGAAAGGTCAGACTTGCAGATCCAATACGCAAAACATTATACGTTGGTTTACTTCAATATGTAATCGAGTTCGCTAAACGTAATGACTACAAAATATCAATTCCAGAAACTGTTTCAGAAGTTGACAGTGTAACTCTCGATGAGGTTTTTGAATTTGCCAAATGGCTTAATCCCCATGGTCATGGCAAACCAATTGAAATTCGCGACTATCAAATAGAAGCAGTTAAACATGCGCTGAGCGCAAGAAGAACGCTGTTACTATCACCAACTGCCTCAGGTAAATCGTTTATCATCTATACCACGATGCGCTGGCATCTAGAAAACAATCGTAAGTGTATTATCATTGTTCCAACAACATCTCTTGTTGAACAACTATATGCTGACTTTGAAGATTACTCTTCAGCCAATGGTTGGAAAACTAATCGCCATGTACAAAAATTATACAGTGGATTTACCAAGGATATATCTGCCGATGTGTTGATTACAACATGGCAATCTGTATACAAACAACCCAAAACATGGTTCAATCAGTTCGATGTTATCTTCGGTGACGAGGCTCATCAGTTTAAAGCAAACTCTTTAACTCTAGTAATGGGAAAATTAACCCATGTAAAATATCGCATAGGAACTACAGGTACACTTGATAACAAAAAGGTTCACAAATTAGTTCTTGAGGGAATCTTTGGTCCAACGCATCGAGTTACTACAACTAAAGAGTTGATGGATGCTGGTACGTTGGCAAAACTAAACATCATGTGTATCCTGTTAAAATATGATGATATTACAAGACAGGGAAGAAAGAATAATCAATACGCTGATGAGATGGATTTTATTGTGTCTCACGAAAAGCGCAATAATTTTATTTGCAATTTGGCATTAAAATCTACAGGAAATACTTTAGTTCTTTTCCAGTTTGTTAATAAACATGGAAAAATCCTGTTAAATATGATTAAAGAAAAAGCCCATGATACAAGAAAAGTTTTCTTTGTCTCTGGTTCTACTGATGTTGGAGATAGAGAGGCGATTAGAAAAATTACTGAAACTGAAAGCGATGCTATTATTGTTGCTTCGTTTGGAACTTTCTCTACTGGTATTAATATTCCTTCTTTGGAAAATGTAATATTTGCTTCTCCATCGAAATCTAAGATTCGTAACTTACAAAGTATTGGTCGTGGTCTAAGATTAAAGAATGGTAAAACTGAGTGCAACTTATACGATTTGGCGGACGACCTAAGTTGGAAGTCTTGGAAAAATCATACACTATCGCATTTTGCTGAGAGATTGAAAATATACTCGGAAGAAAAATTTAATTACAAAATAGTTGAGGTGAAAATATGAACGAAGAATTTGTTTATCTTAAATTAGTAACTGGTGAAACTTTGATGGCTCTTAAAGAATATGAAGATGAAGAGATCATTGTAGTAAAATTTCCAATGCTTGTCAAAATGCACTTAGTTAGTTCTAAAGATGGTAGAGTGTCAGAGCAGGTTACAGCTGGACCATATTCTTTGTTTGTAGAAAATTCTATTCTAAATATAAACAGACAGCATATCGTGTTCGATTCACAGCTTTCGATTCGAGCGATCCCTCACTATGTCAGTTTGGTAAAAGACCATGAGGGAATTACTTTAGATTATGTTCAAGATCAGTTAAACTGGGAAGAAACCGAAGAGGATATATCTGCTATCGATGATATTGATACTATACAAGATATCAAATCTGCCGTTGCACAGTTAAAGTCTATATCAGAGGAAGATGATACAGATCAAAAGGTTTATATTCAGGGTAATGAAACTATACATTAGTTATTAATCTCAAACCCTACATCGAGAGTATACGCTTTCGTCAAGCAAATAGCAAATTTATTTACTTGCATTATGTTGCAGAAATACTTGCTATTAAACATATATTAGAGTATACTTAATTATTGAAAAATTATGGAGATTCAATGGTATGGCCAAAGGTGCGCATTATGTAAACAACGCTGACTTTTTAGTGGCGATGAAAGAGTTCCGTGTAGAGGTACTCGCTGCTAAAGAAGCAGGGCTGGTTAAGGGCGACAAAGGTTGGCCACCAGTAACACCGTATATTGGTGATTGTCTAATGAAAATTGGAACTCACCTATCATACAAAGCAAATTTTATTAATTACAGTTATCGCGAAGATATGATTCTTGATGGTGTACAAAACTGTCTCCAATATATTGATAACTTTGATCCAGAAAAATCTAGCAATCCATTCGCATACTTTACTCAAATTATTTACTATGCTTTCCTTCGCAGAATTGCCGAGGAAAAGAAACAGACGTATATAAAAGGCAAACTTATTCAAGAGATGCCATTTGAAGTATTTGAGTTGCAAGAACAGGATGAGACTGGAGAGTACCATAGCGCTTTTGTAGAATTTATACAACAGAATCATACATTTGACGATTTTATTGAACGTAAAAAACAAAAGAAGAAACTTAAGAAAGAACAAACTTTAGATGACTTTATAGGAGAATAATAATGTCGAATAAATTTCCAGAAAATTATGACTGCAGAGATCCAGTTATGTTTGCGCAGCATGAGTTGGAATTAGCAGGGTTTGCAGATACGGATTTTGGTAAAGCAGCATTGGAATATATTAAACAAACATGGAAAATTTCCAACCACAATATCAATTTTGTTCGAAATCTGCAGAACAGAATTAATTCTTTGGTTAATCAAATTCCACTTGCTCCAATTGTTGAAGAAGATTTTGTCGATACAGAAATTCTTCAATACAACAACGGAACAATGGAAAAGGGGTATAGGAAACAAAACTATCGTGTTCCATTTGTTTACATGCAAGATGGTAAATACTATGATGATCGAGCAGTAGCTTTTTATAACGATCATGGTGATGTTTGGTATGCTGTTGATTCAACTAAAAGTTCTAGACAAGAAATTCAACTACCATACTTCAGAGAAGAAGAAAGAGTAAAGGTAGATAATTCGTAACTATGGATCTTCGCGATTTTGTGCGGGAAATAATTGATGGAGGAGATGTGTCTTCTAGTATAATGCCAGGTATACGAAGTAGAGCTCGTACCAAAGCGAGAAAAAAAGGTAGAAAGTTTTTGCGTAAATATACGTGGGACGCTTCTGATAATGTTTTAAATTTGAGAGAAATAATGGCTGAAGATAATAAGATTTTCCTTGGTGTTTCAGATGTTGATGACTTAATTTCATCACAAATTATGCAACGTCGAGTTTCTGCAGGCAAATCAACGGTACACCGCCAAACATCTGTTCTATGCAACAGAGAACAATGGCAGGTTTGGGCTGAGAAACAATTTACTGGTGAAGAATACTTGATTGGTCAAACTAATTCTTCATGCGGTTTCATCGTTGAGAAAGATACTGATAACTTAATCAAGTTTGATGTTAACAGTAATACAACTGATGTTCGTGCATTCGGTGATCAAGATTTCGCAAATGATATTGTTGCACTTGTTGAAGATAACTTCGACATTGTCACTGCACATATCGAGTGGGTTTATAGTCCAGACGGTAACTCTGTTAATATTCCTTTGAACCGTGATCGACTTCCTGTTCAAGAAATGTACCCATTCCTTAATGGCGAACCTCTCGGCGATTACTACGATCGTTATATGGCATCATCTGCAAATATTCTTTTGTTAATCGGACCTCCAGGTACTGGCAAGACTACCTTTATCCGTGGC